TCCGCAACAGTTGTCGCAGCGAGAGAAGCTCCACTTTGATAATAGAAGTCAAATGTTACAGATCCGTTTTCATCGGTAATAATTGACTCACCTAAATTTCCATTTAAAGGTTTTATTTGAGTTGTCGGAACAAGTTTGCGTTCAAAAAAACAATAATGTCTTGTTAAAGGTCTCAGCCCATAGACTGTTACCGTAAAAACCTGGTCGCGTGTCGTAAAAAATAAATTTGTTTGTATTGCCATTTAACACTTATCCTTACCAGAATTTCCACCACGGCCTACTTGGTGGAGGCGGCGGTGGTGGTGGAGCATCTTCTTGAATAATACGTTCACCACGCAATTTCACAGAGAAAGATGGAGGTGAAATTGATCCTGACCCTATAAACCTTACTTCTTGTCCATCACCGTTAAGAACAATATTCTTTATGTTTTGATTGATCAGTGTTTCCGACGTATACGGTAACATAGCAAATCCATTCGTAACACAAGCGGCTGTGTTAGAATGCGTTAAATCAAACTCAGACTCAATATTTAGTTGATTGATCTTTGGTTGTAAAACTCCACGTTCAGGCGATATACCTGCTCTGAATTCACGATGAGTTGAATCAGATTTAGTGTAATCACTAAACTGATCGACAAAGAATGCGTTCTTAAATCTGTTTGTTGTTATTGTTATGCTACTTGGAATTGTTAGTTCTTTTATTTTTTGCTCAATAGCTGATAAACTCACGGTGCTTTCAATTGTGTTTAAACGACGATCAAGTAAACCAATATCTTTCATCGTGTAAACGCGGTGTTGGGCATCATTAATATTTTTTACTGAATCAACCGTCACTAGTGAGCTACTAAGTCTTTCAGTTAAAAGCGTATCTTGTGAAACAAGTTCTTTACCGGCAAACTCTGTTGTCTGAGAGTTTAAAACTGAAGGCAACGAGGGATATGCAGAAACACTTAGCACGCCTATTGTAACCGAATGATCTGGTTGTTCTGGAGCTTTTGGATTATTAAGATCAGGCGTACCTTGTAGAACAACAAAGGATCCGTTACTTGTTACAACAACACGGTCTTTACGTTTATTATAATACGTGGCATCGAACGTTATGGTGGAATCAGGTGCTGGGATATACAATTCTGCACTACTTAAAGTGAATGCGCCTGATGGGTTTGTATTTGCTGAACCCAATGTTGCCGTAACAACAGCAGTGTTTGTAGCATATGGACGAAAATCAAAGGCATTACGTAGGTCAACATATTTACCTTGAGTCGTATAGAGTTCAGGTATCTCTAACGTGTTAATCGTGCTTGAAGAACTAGCAAGGTTAGCTGTATCATCTATATCGTAAGAACCGATAGCAACAAGTCCTCGAGACGCCTGCGTCAATACATCAACTTTCGCAAGTATGAACTGATTTGTGTTGACAGCTAGCGTAGAGGGTACGTTTTTTAATTTAAGCTGAGACAATCTATAAGCGTTCTCATCTTCAACAGGATCTATAACAAAATATTTTGTAACATCAGATACTGTCGTATTAGTTGTTGTTCCTACATTGGTTGAGTTACCAAGGTATACATTTTTTAGACGAACAACACCTGGTAATCCTAATGACCACGGTCCTGTATTACTACCATCATTATTTGCTGTATGAATTTTAACAAGCACGTCACGATTAATCGTTTTTGACACCGGTGAAACGTTTGTTCTCTTTACGTTATAGACGACGATCGCATTTGCTTCAACGTTTGCTGAAACGCCTAGACTAATCGTCGCAGTGTTGGCGCCACCATTGATACTAATACTTCGTGATGTACGTGATAGTGATATAGGATATAGCGCAGGGAAATATAGGTATGTATTACCAGCAGTCATTGCTGTTGCTGCTGTTGTTAGCTGCGCTTGAGTGTTGTTTGCAATTGATTTAATCTGAAAATAAGCAGTAGCTGTTGAATTGGCACACTTGATAAAATCACCTGGTGCAAGATCGGCTATGAATGTAGTACCTGTTCCTTCGATCAACCCGTTTGCATACACACTTATGCTTGTGCCTGTAATATTCGCAGCGGCTTGAAAAGGCTCTGTTGGTATCACAACAAAATCTTTTTCTTGTGTTGCTGATAGCGTTCCGCTGTATGGAAATGTGAATCCCGCGTTCAGTGGTCCTATTTGTACTGTGCCTGATGTTGTTACTAGCCGATCGTTGTCTGAAACAGTTCTATAAATGTACGAAATGTTTTCTAATGACTCAACAGCCCCGGCTTCAATTGGAAACACTAATTGATTTCGTGAAACATCATACAGCTGTGCAACGTTCGCATTGATTGTAGCATCCTGAACTCGTACTACATCTGCAATACCGTCTTGTCCATCGTTAGAATAAATGCTCTTGACGTCACGGAATGAATATCCCGAGTCCATGTCAATATCAAAGAGATACATCCTATACGTTGCTTCGGCTGTTCCAGGATCGCCTGTATCAAGAACCAAGGAACGAAGTCTTGCTGTTCCTATAGAATTACCAGCTGGCGTAATTGTTCCATTTGTAACAGTCAACGTGGTATTCGTGCTATTGGTTATTAGCTGTTTTGCTGTATCGTATAATGAAACAGATGCTCCAGCCTTAAAGTTAAAAACCCCAACAAGCTCTTTTACAATTGTGTAATTGCCATAATTAACTGTTATAGATTGAGATGATAAGTCCGTTGTTGTTGAAGAGCGAGCAACATTGATATAGTTGTTGTATTTCGTCGCTATTCTGTACCCTTCAATATAGGCTGTACCTGGATCAACAACAACATCAAAATGTGTCGTGTTTGTTGTTGCCTTTTCTTTTGTTGTGACGTTGAAACGATCTATGATGTAATTACCATGCGTTTCATACGTCCTACGAGCTAGTTCATCGCCTATTGTTGTGTATACTGTTGTACGGTTCTCTTTAAATGGTAGACCCGATTTCCACTCTGCTAAAGCAAAAAAGTCAATATTTGCTGCAGCTTGTTCCGACGTCAAGGTTGTCAGAACCGGTGTCAACAGCAGTCTATCTGCCCCCGGTGCCGTATAGTTAGGCGCTCCCGATGCGTTATCGAGAAGTGTTTCGTCCTCATTACTATCAACATATTCTTCAGTAGTCTTAAAACCAACAACAATGTTGTTTGGTGTTGTTGTGTACTTGTCTATAATAATAGACTGTTTTTCAACTCGAAGAAAGTGTCCTTTTTGGTAGATAATACCTTCTGATACACCAAATGCATATCCTGTGCCAACAGCGTTTACAGTAGTGTTTGCTACAGTAATTTTGGCCTTGTAATTTTGCGCGACAAGATCCAAACTTGCAACGGTAGCAGTGGTATTAGAAGTCTTTACTGTCACCCAAGGTAAGTAGGTATAATCTTCACCTACGTTACTTAGTGATATAGATTGAATGATACCACTTGTATCCGTGGTCATTAGAGCTGTAGCACCCGAACCTATTAAGCCAGATACATTAGCGGTTGCACCTGAAGTATTTCCGACCACGGTATATGGTGCTGTGAAGGTCCATGCCGCCGAATTGACGCTAGTATTGGTTAAATCAGCCGTGAGAGGTGCGATACTAAGAATAGTTGTACATGCTATAGCCGTCGTGTTTATTGCCTTAATAACACCTTTAGCAAGCGTCGTCGATTGTGTAATAACTTCACCGTTTGTGAACGTTCCTGTCACATTGGCTAGCTGTAGAGCACTTTGAATTACGATTGTATCCGAATTCGAGAAACCAACACCACCACTGATAACATTAATTTTGAATAATGGATAATCCTCACCAAAAACAGTTAGCTGTTCATTAGGTTGAAATGCTGAGTATATGATACTTGAAGCGGCGGGGTCTGGATCTGAACTATTCGTGTATCTAAGATAAATTGTTTTAAGATCAGGATTGCTTGCTTCTAGACCATCTTTGTAATCAACAACACGTGCTGTTAGATTTAAACTTGACTTAACAAAATAGTTAACATATCCTGCTGGTAATGAAGGCTGACCATCCGTTTGCACATCTAGTATCTTTGCATAAGGGTATGCTGTTAGATAATTAAAATTTACGCCGCTTAATATCGTGCCAGATTTAAATACGTGACTACCAAAACGTTCAACTTGATTTTGTAGAAGCGCTTGAAGTTGATTCAGTTCTCGAGTCTGAACAGCAACACCAGGCTTGAATAATATTCTGTAAAAGTCCTTCTCTTCATTAAAATCATCGTAATAAGGACTTACATTAAGGGATTTTTCTAATGGCATGTGTTATCTCTCAAAACTGCAAAATTAGCTTGATGGTTTCTGATTGAGAATTGGATCGCGTGATTGGTGTCTCATTTTCTACATACACTACTTCACCAGAATGTTTAACTAGATCAGGTGCATAAGCAAATAGTAAATTTGCCGTTGCTGTTGAATTGATCCCTATCAAAGTGTTACCTGTATTTAGCACACCTTTGACGTGTGTTACATATAGATTTGTTGACGTGTTGCTGTGGAAAATGGCATTTGCAAGTTGTAGATCTGTTTGATATACAACTTCATCTTGTTGAAAGGTACCGCTGATTGGTAAAAAGGTATAACGATAACGCTGATCGAATGTATTGAAATTCTTTGCTTGTCCGTTTATTTGATACGTACTTACTGTGCCTTCAGCATCCGAAGTAGCACCAGTTACAACTTGCGAAGTAACGAAAACCCCGCTAACATTCGTCAAGGACAAGGTACTAATAGTATCCCACTCTGTAACATAGCCAGACGCATTCGAAACATTTTGTGTTACGAGCTCACCGACCGTGAAAGAACCATTTGGTGACGTAAGCGTGCACACAACATTAGCATAAAGTGGATCTTTTAACAAACCAAAAGTCCTGTAATCGTTCTCTGTCGGTATGGTGCCAACCTCATTGTTTGCAAAAGTAACACTTATCCCTAAAGCCGTACCCACAAGTTCATATTCAGGATTTGAACCGTGTCCACCTTTAGGTCCCCTGTCAACACGTAGAGATGCATTATTCGATATGCCTCCTGTGTTACCAGTGACAGTTGCTGTAGCCCACGTATAACCACTACCTCGGTTGATAATTTCTATTCGTGATATTGAATTAGAAGATGTTGTGTTAACAATAGCCCGAGCTTCCGCGTAATTTCCATCACCCTCTATAACAACAGCAGGTGTAATTTCATATTCTGTACCACCGACAGGGTTAACTGTAAATGGTTCGTTAATGACAATCGTTTTTGAACCACCTATAACATAATAATCGACAATACGCCTACCCTGCCCAGCTCCTGTTCCAGCTGTTAAGTAAACATAACTACCTGTATAGAAGTTATTCGCTGATGATGCACTATTAGCTATGTAATACAGGGTTGAATCACCACCAATACGAACATCGTCCGACTCAAATATACCACTCAGCGTCGTGTTGTAATTGGATCCTTTGAAAGTAACACCTATAACTTCAATAGCACCAGAGACTGCATTGCCTACAACTTGAGTATTTGCAAATACAGGTATCAAATCTGAAGTTGCAAATTTGTCAAACTGTGTAGGAGTAATCGAATACATGAACTTCCACTGATATCCATCATTGGTTGCATAATACTCATCATCGGGCGAAGTTTCACTAATAGAAGGGGCATATGTTGAGTAGGCGTTACCGTTATTATCCAAACACTTGAACACACTATATGAGGACCCTTCGTCGACATATACAAAAAACTGTTTGTCGTTGAGATCTTCATTACTTCGGTATGCAGAATACTGTGTATTAGATGTCCACACATACCTAGGTATCATTACGGCGACATCATTCGCTGAGACTCTTTTACCAAAAACCATCTCTTCATACGGGGTCGTCATTGTTTCTTCGACGCTGTTGGTAACACTAGCAACAGTACCATCTCCACCCGTGTATGGTATATGTCGAGCCGCAAACACATAGTATACGCTGTTTGCTGTTTCGTTTATCGACTCCTTAAATTGATTAACATTATGGAGACGAAAATAATTGGTGATAAGTTGTGTTGTCATCTTTATTGTTACGTGTTCGAGGTTTCGATAGTATTTATAGCAGTCATTTCTAAGTTTGCCAGCGAAAGAGAAATAACTCTACCAAACGCTTTTGTTCCAGCTACGTGTGTAACCCTTTTTAAGACATCGAAATACCTATCAAACGGTACCTTTGTTTGTACTTCGTAACTGTATTCTTGATAGAATTCACTATCCTGCAGTTTCTTATCATCACTTAAAAATCCTCTTGTCGAACCATAATATCCCTGCCCAACGCCTTGTTTACCAAGCTCAACAACAGCAGTCACGCTGAACGCTGAGTTAGACATCGTCAAAGTAACTGGTTCACGATCAAGATATCCAAAACCCGAATCAGCAACAGCAAGTTTTTTCACAACATTATTCGCTGTTTGAACGTTGGCCTCTATTGATGCATTTAAACCAACAGGCACAGCGTTTGCATCCTCAACAACACCAACAACGTTTGCTGTTGCACCGGATGAACGACCTATAATCGGATTACCATCGAGGAAGGTGTTTTCTAAATTGATACGCTTTAATTTGAGGACCGATGAGTTTGCTGATTTAACAAGTGCCCTAGCAGTAGTTGCAAGTGTTGTTGGCGTCACAAGTGTAACATTAGATGTTGATCCTGACGATAATCCTTTTAGAGGGTAAGACGGCGCATTATTAACAAACGTACCGGTTACATTTTTAACTTTTAATGTTCCAGCGCCAGCACTTATCGCAGCTTCAACTACATATCCAGATGCTGCTACGTTTGCTGTTGAATTGCTTTGATAAACAAACTCATTTATGATAAATGTCGAAGTTCCAACACCGTTCGCAGCCGTACCTGTGAATCCTGTAACGGTTAGTTGTGTTGCTACATTGCTATATGATTGTTGTATCTGCTCACCAACAACAAATGCACCAACTGTAGTGTTAATTTGCATGACATAATCACGACTATCGTATCCAACAACATACGTATCAACAACGGTTACAAACGGATCAACATTATAATCAGCTCCTGGGTTAATAGAAACTAAAGAGGCTATCGATCCTATAGTGGTACTGTCAAAACGAAGAGCGTCAAGGAGAATTGTATCGAGATTCGTTCCAGGGAATTTAATAAAACCAAGGCCACGGAATATTTCTTCGCCTGAACCAACGTTATCATATGTTGAATTTGCACCAGTAATTATTCTCAGAGGACCAAATAACGTATGCCCCGATTCGGTTGGTCCTTTAAGGATATTGATACGTAGACCTGTCGGTGAATCTTTTAACGTTATATGCGTAGCGTTCGACTGATCGACATAATACACGGTGTTGGGTGTAAGGCCATTAATAGACGTGTTCGCAGCACTTAGACTGTAGTGCACAGCACTATTTGGTAAATAATTAACCGCCGTGCTCAAGGCTATACTGTTATTTGACCCAGTTGTTGCTTGTCGTGTAAGTGAATGCCCAACTTCGTTGGCAGTAGATGTTATATCAATTGGTGAACCACCAGAAGTAAGCGACAGCTGTAACGTAGTTGATCCTGCGATTGCATTAACAACATAATAGTTGGTGTTGTTTGCCAGACCAGTAACAGCCGTGTTACCTGGTGTAACAAGATACTTTACTTGCTCGTTGTTACTGAAGATGTGCTTAGCTGGCGAACTAATGGTAATAATATTAGTTGTGTTGTTAACACCTGATAAAGCATTGAATTCAACACGTGATGGTAACAAAACGCCAGTACCATTTGCTCCTTCTGTAATATCCGTATTACCATTAAATGTAGCTGCCGTTCCATATCCACCAGCGGTAACATTAGAGCCGATACCGTTAAGTTTTATTTCGCTAAACTTCACATTACCTGTATTTTTTCCATCAATAAAGTCAGGTGATAGTAGGACACTCTCTGTATCCGTTAAAAGACCGATACTAAAACCAGCTCCTGATCCTGTACTCACGTTCGCCACAGAGGCTGTTGTGTTACTCGTCGACCCACGAATGTAGGTTTGAGCTGATGCAACGAATCCGTTGACTGATATATCAACAACACCCACGAATCCTGTTGTATGTGTTATGAAATGCCCATTTTCGCTTCTATTGCTTGCTGATATACCTAAAGGCGATCCACCTCTGGTAGCAGATAATTGGATAGTGGATGCAGTTGTGTTAACAACATAGTACTTTGTGTTATTAATTAGCCCATCGAGTTGTGTGTTACCTGCACTAACACTGTAAGAGATAACGTAATTGTTTTCAAGCTGATGGCTTGGTATTGTTATTGTGTCGCCAGCACTTGACACAGATGTTTGTGCATTGAAGGAGTAAACGAGCGTGGATGTATTTGAGCCATTAACATTACCTGTAGCTGTCCTATCCCCATAGAACGTAATGACAGCAGTACCCAAGGTACGTATCAGCCTGTGACCTGTCTCGTTTGACCCTCTGGTAAGGGATATTGGGGCACCACCAGGTGTATGAGACAAGTATAAGCTCGTTGAACCTGGTACAGCGTTTACTATATAATATGCAGCACCTATTGACAGCTCAGGAATGTATGTATTACCTGGCATGACATGGTAACGAACAATATCATTATTACTGAATTCATGTGCAGTTAATGTGTTTATTCGGGTGCTACCGCTACCTATAAAGAGACCCGTGTAGGCTACTCCAAAAGCACCTGTGAAAAAGCCATAATTACCCGTGAACAGTGAGTCTTGATACGCTCCACTGTAAGCACCATAGCTGCCCGTATATGTTCGAGCCAGATACGTTCCTGTATACCCTATGTAAGCGCCTGTAAATTGGCCACTATACGAACTTGTAAACGCACCAGCAAGCGTTACGGTAAATGTTCTCGTGTAACCATTGAAAGCACTTGTATAATCAGAACCCGCATATAACCCTGTGTATGCTTTGCTGAAATATTGAACTATGACACCGTTTGCTGTTCCTTGTGCGCTGGTGTAAGTTCTTGTAAAGATGCCTGTATACCCACCATACCCACTGGTGAATGAATTATTATATACGCCGCTAAAAGCTGAACTGTATCCACCAAATGACAGTGAGAAACTGAGGTATTGACCAGAAAAAGCATTGTAATTACCACTGAAAGCTAAACTATAGCTACCCGTGAATCCCGTGTATGCACCTGTAAATGCAGTAAATGCTTGCGAATACGTGCTCGTGTAAGCACCGGAAAAGACATTGTATAATCCTGTGTAGCTTGTTGTGTAGCTTGTTGTAAAGTCGCCTTGAAATGTTCGTGAAAAACTACCCACATAATCATTTGTGAACGTATCACTGTAGGTGCCTGTATATGCTGTTCCGTACGAACCAGAAAAATTACCGGTAAATGTTGAGGTAAAGTTTCCTGTGAATGATCCGAGCTGATACAGTCCTGTGAAAATTCTCGAGAACGAATCACCACCATATGCACCACTGTATATGGACGAATATGATGTAATATATGCTCCGGTATATCCAGCTCCAACATAACCTTCTGTAACACCCGGAACACCACCATAAGGTAACGATTTTAAGCCCGTATAAACAGGATATGAAATAAAGCCACCCGTATAGGCCCTTGAGAAATTGCTTACATAATTAGGTAAGTTATAAGAGTTTACATTTGCAGCAAACGTTGCTCCGCTATATGGATTTTGATACGCGGATTGATAAACACCTTGATACCCACCTACATACGATCCCAGAAAATAGTTAATATAAGATGTGCTGTAAGGAACATTACCAAACGGAGTTACACGTGTACCAGTGAAGTACCCCACATATGATCCAGCATAAGACCCTGAGTAGGTACCTGTGTAAAAACCGGGTACTAGCGTACCCTGAAATTCGCTTGTGAAGGTTTTAGTATAATCTCCTGTGTATATCAGATTGTATAAGCCTGTGAAGCCTACAGCTGTATATGCACCGGTAAAGGCTGTTGTATAAGCAGACCCTGTGTATGGTGTTGTAACGATATAATATTGTAGGTATGAACCGGAAAAGTTTGTTGTTCCACTAGTTGTAAACACCCTACTATAGGTACCTGTGTATACTTCGCTCGTAAATGTTTTAGAGTAATTGCCTAGGTAAGAATCGGAAGTGAAGACTCTGCTGTATGTGCTAGAATACTCTTGTGTATAAGCAGAACTGTATACCGTACCATATACGCCAGTATAATCAGAAGTGTATATCGAAGTGAATACTTGAGAAAAGCTACCCGTAAATAGATTTGAGTATGTCTTACTATAAACAGATGTATAAGTATTTTCAGCAAATCCGATTGTGGATGGATTGAATGACGATTCATCAGGATCTTGTGAACGTACAGCAAATGTTGTGTCTTGAGCGGCTATATTACCAACATTGGGCACTACAATAATCCACCCAACGGCGTTTGTGGTTTTGCTTGTGACTGCTATAACAGCGTTAGCAACAACATCACCGTTAGAATTGTAATTCTCTATAATATTGCCGACATTAAAATAATAATTGTTTCCTCTTGCCGTACTATATCCAATATTAGCTAGAGGTTGTGTAACGGTTTCAAATTGACTGAAGTCTGTAATCAACCCGTTTGCATTGACAATATTTGTAAGGGTCAGAACTTTATCTGATACAATAACATTTGCATGGTCGATACTATATCCCCAACCACCACTTGTAAATGCATCAACATATATGAAAGTGACACGTCCGGTTTCATTTGAAACCTCAGTTACACGTGCTTTGCCTTGTTTACCGTTTGTGGATGTTACTTCAAAAATATCACCAACAGCAAAATTAGCACCACCATCGACCACGGTAAGCGAAGTCATTGACCCTATTACAGTAGGCGCGTTTTCAAAAGATGTGTTTGACGACGTCGTTATGAGCTCGCCGGTTTCAAAATTACCTCTGACACTACTCAGATAAGCAACTTGCTGATACTTGCCCGAAAGTCGCTTGGTTACAAGACTTTCAAGAAATGCCTTAGCACCACTCCGCGAACCTACAATTTCTTGACCAACAAAACTCTGTGTTCTTTCTTTAACTGTCAGCTCGAGATACGTGGGCTTAATCCAGACGCCGTCAGACGTTTTAAAAATATCCTGACCGGGAAAAACAACTCTTGATTCTTCATTGAACAGCCCTTGAATTAAAAGCTGTACTCCTCGTTCTGTTCCTTTGGCTTTGTAGATATCAAGAGCATGCTTAATAACGAGCTGTGTGTTTGCTTCCGTTGAAAGAGGTACGCCGGACAGGTATTTGTTCTTAAAATATTTTATGAAATCACTTGATGTACTATCAATATTTCGATAATCAAGTAAGTTACGCGAAGCGTTTAATGCTTCCCCTTCAGCCTCCATCCATCGATAGTATTCCTTAACAAAAGAAATAAAGCGAGGACCTTCATCCTGATAGAAGTCAGGAAATTGAGCTTTAACAAGTGGGAATATTAACTCTTCGATCTGTCTCATTGCTTGACACCAACAGCTGTTACGTTAACATCTAGATTGTCAATACTGAGAATGGCATTATTTTTTGTTTCGAGATTTTTTGAAACGGTTTTAAAGATCAACTCAAGGAAATTTCCTTCGTAGGCACTGACTTCAAACGTTTCTTCAACAACAACTCGGCCCTTGGTGTAATCGATTGTCCCCACTTTTTTGATGATGCGAATTGTTTCACCCTCTTGCAAAGCTATATGAATATTTCCTAGCGAATCATCGACAAGAGAACATCTACTACCTTCATATGTAAAAAAGGAACTTGTTAGCCCATGTCCATAATGAGTTTCATCTACCTCTAGCTTCTTACCCTCTTCAGCAACAACTTGATTATTAATCGATACGGTAAATGGGTATGGTACGTTCGTTGGTGGTGTGACACGTGCTATCATTTTTACAACAGTATCATTTGAAACTATACTTGGGTCAGCTCTATCAATAGCATTGACCAATTGTGAGTAGTATAAAGTTTTCTTAAAATTAGATAATTTCGTAATATTATAGTTACTGATTGCTGCTTTGACCAATGTTTCAATATCATTTGTTGTCTTCGTCGTCATGTTAACATCGAACTGAACTGTCGTTTCAACCGAAGCATAAAGAAACAAAGGATCAATAAAATTCACTTGCATACTAAGTGGTGTTTTATCTTTGATAAAATCTAAGTATGCTTTTTTACGCAACTCGGGCGCACCATCCGCTTGAGCAACATCGACTGAAATAAAAACCTTTCCATACTGGGGCGGGTCACTGTCCTCACCACCATACACGCTTATTGATTGTATGTCGGAGAATTGTGATTTGAGTAACGTCTCGTAATCAGTTGCAGTAACGGCTCTATTCTGCGCTTGGAATGAGCGCGGCGCATTGAATCTTATTGATTCAATGGACTCTGCAACCGCTCCTCCTGAAGCCTCATCGATTGTTGTAACAACAACGTTGCTATGTCCATCGATTGGACCATCTACATCGAATACGCGCGCACCGTTCGGTAACTCGCCCGAACAAGCCCTGTACTTGGCAACAAACGTTGAACCATCCTTCGGTTTACGACCGAAAACACCATCACCAAAAATAATTTCATATTGTTGATTTTGAGCAGCCTGTATAAAGAACACTCTTGATGTTTCATTAAGGTTGTAAAGAGTTGCTGCACGTGTATAAACTAGTGTTGTTTGTCCGTTATCCTCATATACCGCAACTTCTAAGGAAGCCGTGTCTATTGTAGGATTAGAGAGAACAAATCGTTGCGATGTGTTTGAATAGTTAATGACAAACGACTCGGTCTTGATAGACCCTTCATATAAATCCAGTCGTTGAACAAAACTAGCACCGTTGGCTGCTGTAACATAAGAGTCGTTTGTGACAAAAGTAAACGTGTTTGATCCAACTCGAGATGTAAACGATGTATTTTTAGGAATGAATACGGAAGATGTATTGCCTGCAGGGGTCACTGTTATATCGATTGTTGCTTTTGCTGAGACAAAGGACCGTGGAACATAGTTTAACTCTTTTGCATGGGAAACAATGCTATCGCGTAGTTGAGCGCTATCTAAAAACATCTCACTCGCTACCATGTTTGTATAGAACGCATTTAAGTAGCTGTTATATGCAAGCACATCAAGCAGTACATTGATATTCGATCCTTCATAATCCAAATCTTTGAAGGATGTGTTATTCTTTAAGAATGTTTTTAGATTGTTTTTTAGACTTGTAAAATCTAAACCAACCAAGTCAATATTGGTATTGGCCATTTATCGGATCCTATTTAAAACTAGCTCGAGAGAAACAGGTTCAGTCTTATTTAGAACACGAAAATTTATGACAACCAACACTTCATGTTCATCCGCCTCGCTATCTACAACTACATCGATTAATTCTGCACGTGGTTCATAATTTTCTATTGTTGTCTTAATGTAATCGGATAGTGTTTGCTCCAAAGCTGGGCTACTGTTCTCAAACAGTAACGAGTATATGTCGCTTCCTAGCGTGTTATTAAACAATCGATCGCCTCTGTTTGTGAGTAGAAGATTACGAATCGACTGCTTAACAGCGTCTTCATTTACAGCCTTAGCGATATCACGCGTTACATCTAAACTAAGCAGGTCAGTAAAAAAATCAGAATAAAGTTCTTGCTTTCGGCGGACAGGTGTTGATGTTTTTACTCTTGTAACCAGTGCCATTTTAATTCCCTATAAACACTGTTGAAGATCCAGCACCAATCCCTTGTGTGCCGTCGGATTCTGAATCAGGCACAGCATCACCAATTCTAGCCGCACCTTTCGTTCCTCGATTGAGGTTTATATTCTTACCATTGATTACAATGTTCCCCTGCACATTTAATGTGAAGTTGCCCCTTACCTCTATATTCCAATCACCTTGAATGTATATTGTTTTATTTTTAGCAACAATCTCGTAGTCGTCCCCCACCACCTTATTTACGCGACGGCCCGATACATCCACTTCCTCATAGGTCCCAGACCTGTGATAATTATGTAGCCTCTGTGCGTTGGGTGTGTCGTCAACTTCAAATACGTGACCTGATTCTGTTACAACTACTTTGTTATAGGGATGTTTTGCTGCAAAGGCAGAGACAGGCTCAGGCCCAAGTGGTTGTTTGTTTATCAAAGGTTTGTCGGCTGCAAGCTGTGGTATATCACCTATACCTGGTATTGATCCAAAAATAACTGGTACATTTGCTTCTTTTCCGTCCAAGAAAAAACCAAGTACAGTGGATCCTACTTGTAGACCTGTAGCGGATATACCAACCTGTTTAAGGCTTGCACTGATAGCCGGTAATATAACCGTGGCCCAAGGTAAGCCTGACGTTGGTAGACGTGCCTTGTTCTCATCATGCAATCCATGAACACGAACCTTTACTCGTCCTCGTTTCTCAGGATCTTCTCTGTCCTCAACGACACCTATGAACCACTGAAATCCCTCTTCGCCTAAAAATCTTGTAGTCATTTATCTTCCTATCTGCGCGCAATCAAACACAATGAAATGCTTCTTTTTCTGTGTTAAAGAGAACATATGTCGAAGACGCAAGATTAAATACGATCCAGTTGTTACTTCATCGAAATTTTTACGACCAGTCATACCATCTAAAACAGGCATTTCCAGTTTCACCACTTGACCGACCGCCAGTCCTGTATCTCCTGGTACTTTTACACGTGTTATGTCACTATTCATTAACAACACGAAAGAATTTTTTGCTCCGATCACATTATTGAAATAAACTTGAGGCTTTGATCCATCCCTTACACTTAAAAAACGTCGTTGTACTTCTGATCCAAAAGTACTAAGCCACTCGGAGGTGTTAGGTATTGTTTTTGTTGTGTCTGCTGCTAGCAGCTCAAACTTATCTTGAAGAATAAATTCCTGTGTCTCAAATTTTTTTGTTGCGAGATCAAAGATACCAGTTACGTTTTTATAGACACCTTTAGAAAGATTCCTAGCCGTTTCACCGCTGTAAACATTTTGATAATCAACAATCGCTCTGAATGACTCAGCTTGACGTTCAGGCGACGACATAGGATTCTGTTTGTAGTTGAACACTCTATTTTCTGATTCAACTTTTGATAAGCCCTTTTTAAAAAGGCCTCTCAGTGTCGAGAAATTAAAGCCGTACTGGTTCTCAAAGAAGACATATGGAGACTCTGGGTCCTCAGCACTGACCGCTCTCTGTCGTAAGAAATCGATCGACGCAAGAGGTTTTAAATTAGGGAACACAAGCGTTTCAATTCCTTTTGTGGTATCAAAAAAGAAAGGTTTCTCTGTGGCTAAATCTCTTGTAACTATTCGCTCAACCATGTCACTTACTAAGCCAGTCATGAAATCTCTTTTAACATGACTGTTCCGTAAATGCTCCTCACTGACACAATGGAGAAAGTATGTTACTCCCTTACTCGTATCCAGTGGATGTATATTTGAAACTTTGAAACAGCGGAACTTAAATGTTGCCGGAGAGCTTATACCGGGTGTCTCAACTTCTATTTCAATCTTTTCTTCGCCTATTATGGGCAATTTTTCAATAAAGCCGACCGTATCCATTAAAACCAGTACAGCGTATAAGGTCGGTTTCATTAAATCTTCGTATATGTCAATTGTGACAATTTGATCAACACCAACGACTGCTCCCTTACCGTCGCTTGTTGATATGGTTAGTGATCTCAGATGGAAATCACCAGTTTCATAAGGCGTTCGAATCATACCTTGAGCAGTCCTCTCATATCCTTTTCGATTACATCAATGTACGAGGGTATAACTAGCTCAATATGACGTAGAGACTCATTCGTCTCAAACTCTACATCAAACATACTTACAGGCGACCAATAACTGACTTCGTCCGCATCTAGACTGGATGCAATGGTAGAGACAGAAGTGATATTTGCGGTCACCGATGTATTAGTTAAAACAGTCGTAATAGGAGTGTTAGCAGCCCATGTACCCGACACGTGCTTGATTACTATATTAGTGCTGTTCGCAAAACTCACAGTGCCCTTGACAGTCGATGATTGTTTTATTATAGTACCTTCACTAACGCTACCAAAGGTACCAACAAGAGACACTACCTTGTTTGTCTCAATAGCATCTTCTATCTCTTTTCTTTGATAGTTAATAATAATGTTATTCTGATTCAATATTGGCGTCCAGTACTGCTTTTGGATCGAGCTCAAAGCCGCATATGCAGACGTTGAAAGCACTCTATCATCATTATCGTAATTTACTCTGTAGAAGGCTGTCTGTTGCTGTGCAATTTCGCTCGATCCATACTTCGACACAATGAAGTCATCAAAGATTTGTTGCGTTTTTGGCCATTGGTGGAATGGATCAATAATATTATTTGTGAGGTACACAACCCAGTCATAAGAAGGATCCCCGTAATAGCCTTCAGCTATCTGATCTGGGCGTTGGCCTTCTTCAACGACATGTGGGAAAAAAGCGACAACGTTCTTTCTAACACTTTCTTCGAACCGGATACGTGTTATGATATTTGTAGCAACTGTGTTGCTATGTAATAAACTGGGAAAATATTTAAAATATGATGCCATTGTATTACCTGTTTAAATCGGGCTTGTTGATTTTGGATCGGCTTCGTCTCTTCTCGTGTAGGGTTCGACTTCAATGAAAGAGAGAGTAATTTCAACAATTACAGGATCACCGGTCTTAAAAAAAGCTGGCCCGTTTGGTGAGTAATTTACACTCATATCCTTGAGTACGCTTCTTTTTATCTTATATGGTGGATTACTGGCCGGACCAAAAGCTATTTCACACGTGTCAGGGAAGGTGAAGGCCATATCTAAGCTACCTTCCAAAAAATCCGGTAGCATTCTTAGTTTTAATTGCTTTATTATAGCCTTTACTGTTTGCAGCTCTTTCAGATTATTAGGTGCAAAACGATAACTAAATTGATGTGAACGCATTTGCACATTTTTAAAAATTGTAGCAATAAAAGGATTTGGGGTAAGGCCTGTTACTTTTTTAACAATATCACCGCCGGTTTGGATTTTTGCATTCTTCAAAATATTCAACGAAGCTGTTAAACCAACTGCACTACCAATACCAGCTGCAGTTGCTGTGCCAGCAGCACTAACAGCGCCTTGAACTACCTTGTTTATAAAACCGGATTCATTTTGAATTGTTTGTGCTGCTCTTATAGCTGCTTCTGTTGCTGCACCACCTATAGCTCCAAGTTCAGGTGTATCATAATTAACATTGAATGACTCACTTAAATTTGATGGCATTGGTAAAACAATTGTGGATGTGGGCAATTGTTTTGGTGCCTCTGTAGCAATGATACGCTTATACTGATAAAACGTAAACTTTGTATAATACTTCATGTCCACTGGGTAGATAAGTGGTGTACCTGGAACAGGTGCTACAAACTGTGGTGTTTCTTCTCTACGTGTTGCAGCACGAGGCAACGTGGACGATGGGAATGATGTATCTGCTTTTACAGATGGCGCTTTTTTAAATATGCCACCTATTGCATCAGAGGCTTTCCCAAAGCTATCTTTGATACCACCTGCAATGTCCTGCACGCCAACTTTTTCTGCTAGCGACGATGCGGAGCTAAAAGCTGATTGAACGCCTCCTTGCAAAGCCGAGCCGGCACTGCTTAACCCGCTGGATATTGAATCTAACATATAAATAGTCCTATGAGCTATAAAGGTCTTTTCAAACCAACTAACCCCACGAAATACAGGGGCGATCCCTCTAACATCGTCTATCGAAGTAGTTGGGAGTTAAAGTTTATGAGGTATTTAGACGCTCACAAGGACATAATTGAATGGTCCAGTGAGGAGTTAATAATACCTTACCGCTCTCCTATTGATAATAAAATTCATAGATACTTTCCTGACTTTAAGATAAAAAAGAAAAACAAGGACGGCCATCAAGAAACTATCGTTGTTGAAATAAAGCCTGCAAAAGAGGTGAAGCCTCCTATTCCACAACAAAAAAAGACCAAACAATATTTAAGAGAAGTGTATACGTGGGGTGTGAATAGTGCTAAATGGCAAGCTGCTACATCATATTGTGAAGATAGGAAATGGAAGTTTATGATCTTAACGGAACACGAATTAGGAATTAAGCAGATATAATGGCAACCAATAAATTTTATGGTGTGCTCCAAGGAAACACCAACGCGGCACAGACGCAACAAAATGCACAGAACTGGTTGCAAGAACAGGCTGCCAACGTTCGTAATCCCAGACAACTGATCGATGGTAATACACGCCTTGTTTCAAGAATAGCCATTGGTCGAATGTACTTGTTTTACTATGATCCAAAAACAAAGGATCAGCTACCGTACTATGATAGGTTTCCTCTAATTTTTCCGTTCCAACGAGTAGATGGTGGTTTTTATGGACTCAACTTACATTACCTACCACATATTCTAAGAGCTCGTTTAATGGATAGCCTTCTCGATCTTGCAAACAATAAGGTCTACGACGACACAACCAAACTAAAAATATCATATCAAATACTAAGCTCGTCTTCGAAGTTCAAATACTTTGAACCATGCGTCAAGCACTATCTAAATAGTCATGTAAGAAGCAGATTCCTGTGGATTCCTGCTGAACAATGGAACACCGCTCTGTTTCTACCACTTGAAAGATTCCAAAAACGTAGAAAAGAGACTGTCTGGCGTAATTCAAGGGATATGGTAAAATAATGAGTCTACTGAACACGGGATTAAACGCGCTTGGTACATTAGCAACACTCAAATCGCTTTTTGGAAAAAAGCAATCTGGGCCTACGGGGCGATATAACAGCTTCCTTACAGAGATTCGTAATTCGTCCGTCAGTCGGACAAATCTTTTTGATGTAATGATCCCCTTTCCAAAAATAATGCAAGGGGATGAAAAGTCAACGGCCACTGTTCAAAAGATTTCTCTATTTGCAGAAGGTGCTCAGCTACCAGCTATCAGTATCCAAACAGACGACAGTATAAAGAGATTTGGTATTGGACCAACAGAAAACGTCCCGTATTCGATGCAGTTTAATGACATTACTCTCAATTTCATTGGTGATGGTGCTGGTGAAATTTACAAGTTTTTCTATGGATGGATGCACGGGATTGTTAACGGCGATGGTCAAATAAATTCATCACGTCAATCTAGTGCAACTGGTCTTGCACCATATGAAGTTGAGTTTAAGGAAAATTACAAAGCTGATATTGATATAACAACATACAACGAGCAAAACGATAAGATTTTAGAGTATAGACTTTACAATGCATTTCCTAAAATTGTTCCTGACGTGTCACTTTCATGGAAAGATACCGACGGTTACATGCAATTCGGGATCACATTCTGTTTTATGCATGCCGAGCTACTCAACGTTAAACAGCCATTTCAAGGTAGTAGCAATACAAACATCGGCAAACTCAGCACACTGCAAAAGCTGGTTAAACTTACAACAGCTGTGCAAGCGCTTAGAACAATTCGCAAGCCACGCAGCATTCAGGATGCTCTTGCTTCTTCAACTACGCTGAGTAATGCATCTGGTATATTTCGTTAAATAATAGGAGTTGATTATGGGCTTACCGGTGATACAGCACCCAACGTTTACGCTGACTTTGCCTTCGACAAAGCAGATTGTACAATACAGACCTTTTTTGGTTAAAGAAGAAAAGATCCTTCTGATTGCCCAAGCAAGTGGCGAACAAACCGATATTCTTCGTGCAGTGAAGCAGGTGGTTGCCAATTGCATATTGAGTTTGGGTATCAATATTGATGATTTCACCACGTACGATCTTGAATACTTTTTTATCAAACTAAGATCAAAATCAGTCCAGAACGTTATAAAATTAACGTACCGTGACAATGAAGATGAGCAACTTTATGATATCGAAGTTGATCTCGAAAGTGTAGAAGTCACATATCCAAAAGAGGTTAGCAACGAGATTAGTATCAGCGATCAGGTGTCTTTGAAAATTCGTCATCCAAGGGTGAACCTGATTAACGATGCAGAAAGTATCAGCGAAGGTGTTGATTTTAATTTCTTCATCATCCAATCATGCATTGATAAGATTTGTGCTGAGGGTGTTGAACACGATCCTCGTACTTACTCAAAAGAAGAATTATTCGAGTTTGTTGAATCGTTACCCGTCAATGCATATCAACAGATACAAGAATTTATTGATGCAATGCCGCGTATACAACACGAAATTCAGTACACAAACTCTAAGGGTAGGGTTGTTAAGATTGTGCTCAGGACACTAACTGATTTTTTCACGTTGGGCTGAGCCACAACAGCATAGCGAACTACTACCAGTTTATGTTCGCGATGGTTCAGCATCATAAATATTCGATAATCGAGCTTGAAAACCTTTATCCATTTGAACGTGATCTTTATGGTGATATGCTCAAAGAACATCTGAAAAATGAACAACAAAGGCTCCAGCAACAATAATGGCTTCGTATGCGTCAGAAATATCTGCTGAACTAAAGAAGGTCGCTAAGCAAAAAATCATAACAGGATTTTTTGGTTCAGGTACTATAGGCCAAGCTATATCAAAGCGGGTTCTTAAAAAAGAAGAAGACGATCCTGTTTCTTCCGCTTTAGCCGAGCAACAAAACGTTCAAACCAACATAAACACGACGATTGTTAGAATAGAGCCGATCGTTGTTAACATTTCTGATAACATTTTCAACATAGCTGCTGTGTGGTCGAAGCACGTAGCACGCATGGAAGACGCACTCAAGTTCCAAAAAGAAAGACTCTCGAAGGAAAAAGCGGCTGTCGAAGAAGAAGAGAACGAAGAAAAAGCCGTCGAAGCCGAGGTAGTTAAAAAAGCGTCTGCCGGAGGCACCGACACAGGTACTGATGATACGAAGGGTGGTATTCTCGGTTCATTGCTGAGAGGCACAAACAAAACACGTTCAATAATAAAGAGCGGTCTAGCAAACATTAGTAAGTTTTTACTTGCCAGTGCGGCAAGCGCTGCTCTCTCGACAGGCGCTGTAGCAGTAACAACAGCTGCTCTGACACCTGCTATGATAGCAGCCAACGAGCAAAGTGCGCCAGAATCCGTAACATATAATACCGAACAAGGATTAGTAAGTACATACAATGAGGATGAAGAAGGGGAAGATGTTTCGTTAGATTACGGTGATGCTGCAACGAGTATGATGGGTACCCCACCATCTCCACCAGTAAACGAGCCACCCCCTCCACCAACTTTAGAACCTCAAGAAGGCGCTGTTGATCTAGGTCAAGCCGCGACAGACATGCAGGGCACAGCTCCTGGACCGCAGCCTGTAGAAATACCATTAGCCCCACCGCCTGCTCCAACACTTGTTTCGACACCTCCTCCTGTTGCTGTAACTGCTACACCTTCCACATATGGTGAGCAACCAACACCTCCTTCACCACCCGTAAGTACCCCTGAACCAATAAGAAACAATACACTCAGTAACCGAGCATTTACGGATACGCCCGATACAATACAAGCTCAATCAACACCAGTCAGTAATGTTGGTGGTGCTACGCCTGTCATGTCGGAACAAACTCAGCCATTACCAGAGGCAAATAACGCTCTCAATCAGTCATCTGAAGTAAAACCGGAACGACAACCTATGTTGTCTAGCTCGGCCTCAAATCCAGTCGAAAATTTGATGAGCGAATCGACAATATCATCGGATCGAGGTAATTTTAAAGAAAACACATCACCATTACCACCTAATTTGTCTGGTTTGTTTGGTTCAGGGCAGCCCGTAAGTGCTCCATCTGAAGCACCTCCGATTTTTCAGAATATGTTCAATCAAGCTGCAAATCAAATACAGCCTCAAAACATTGACACAGGTTCGACTATCTCTAATATGACAATGATGTTGAATAATCTTGTGAATGCGGTACGTACTGATGTACCAACCCCGCAAGTTATTCAGTCGTCTGACGCATCGGCATTGACTGAACAACGCGATCCGGCACCTATTCCTTCACCTATAGCCAACAGAGGATCGCTCGATGAAGGAACAACCTTTGATTCTGCTCCAAGCAGTATGATGGTGGGCTGATAATGGCAACTAGCGTAATGAAAGAGGTTCTCCGCGAAAAATTTGAACAAGGGCTGGGTTCATTTGGCGATGTATTACGTGAGGCACGTTTAAAAAAAGAGCGCGCAGAAAGAACACAGAAACGCGTTGAGTATATCGAGGAAGTAACAACTCAGCTTCGCACAACGCGTGCATCTTTATCAAGTATAGAAAAGCATTTCATCCTCATATCAAAAAATGTTCAGATCCTTGCTCAGGCAATGGGTGCGCAGGTCACGTTACAAGAAGAAACAGATAAGGTTCTAAAAGAAATTGATGCTCTTCGTAAGAAAAAGAAAAAGATAAAAATTAGTCCATCGTCGATTAAAAAACTTAACCAACAATTAGAAGAAGATAATGACGATGTCAAAGGCTTTTTTGACACTTTTTTTGGTGGCAGAGGGAGACCAAAAAGAACACCGCGCAGAACACCACGTAGAACGCCACGTAGACCTCCCGGTAGACCTCCCGGTAGACCTCCTGGTGGAAAACCGACAACAAAACCACCTGGTCAACGTCGTGGTCCAACCCCTGCTCAAACAGAGAGACGGGCACGGCGTGCCTCTCAACGTGCATACAACAGAGCTCTAAGGAACGGTGCATCACCTCAAGAAGCACGGAGAATATCAAATAGAGTTCTACAAGAGAGTAGAGCTCGCGGCAAAGCTGGGGTTGGAAGGGGTCCCTCAGCACAACAAGCAGCAAGACAAGCTGCAATAGATCGCGAGAATGCTCGTAGACAAACAGCTTTAGATGCTGAGCAAAGAAAATTACAGGCCGAGCAAAGAAAACTATCCGCCGAGAAGGCAGCTGCTGAAGAAAGATACAAAAAACTTAAAGCTGAAGCAGAAGCACGTGCAAATGCAATTGAAGAACAACGAAAAAAAGTTGCTGCTCAACAGGCTGAAGAACAAAAAAGAATAAAAACAGAACAACAAAAAGTTGAAGCAGAACAAAAGAGGTTACAGACAGAAAGAGCTGCTGTCGATGCTGACCGCCGTAATATTGAAACGGAACGCGCAAGAGTTCAAGCTGCCCAAGCCGATGTGGAAACACAACGAGCTCGTCTAAACGCAGATACGGCAAAAGCCGAGCAGGTAAGTAAAGCTGCTGCAACGGCCAATGAAGCTCGCGCTGCTCAACTAAAAATTGAGATTGATGCGCTCGAGAAACAAAGACAAGAATTTGGGAAACTTAGAGATACTTTTGATAAGAGCTATGTAGAGAGATCTGCAGAATTAAGACGTCAAGAAAAACTCGCTGATGAAAGACTTAAAGCTGCTGCAACAGAAGCAGAGAGAGTGAATGCGGAACGAGCAAAGGTTGAAGCTGAGAAAGCAAGGATTGCAAACGACGCAGACTACAAACGAGTAAACGCAGAGTATGCAAGTGAAGCTAGGCGTCTTGCTTTAGCTCAAGCAGTCAGAGAATCCGAAAGCAAACGAATAACGCCAGCACCTGAAGCTCCAAAACCTCCTACGCCTACACCATCACCATCACCTGAACCTCCAAAACCTCTTACACCACCACCTGCGGCTCCTACACCAGAACCTACACGTATTACAGCGCCACCAGTACAGCAAACAAGAGTAGTAGCTCCAATTGGTAATGAAGCGAAAAAGGCCATTAGTATCATTGCTCGAAATAAACTTGCCAGGGCGGCTGGTGCAGCTGTAGCTAAGAAACTACCGTTCATTGGTCTTGCCGTAGGTTTAGGTTTTGCTGCTTGGGAATTGGTGAGAGGACAGATTACACAAGCCGCAATCAGTATAGGAGAAACGTTCGACCCAACGTTGTTTGGTGTGACAGCTGTCACACTTCTTCCACGTATACGACTTGAAACATATGAAGAACATTTTGGCGTAGATCCCAACATTGACCCAGAAAACCCGGGCGGAATGATCAGTGGCCCTCGATGGCTCGAGGTGGTCAAAATCGTTGACGAAGAATGGGAATTGTTGAAGCAACAAATGAAGGACTCGTGGAATAAGTCAAAAGAAGAAATCCTTTCATCATGGAAAAATGATTATGAACTCATTAAAAAGATTGGATTTGCTAGCTGGTTGAAGCAGTCTTCCATTAACGTCAATGCGCCAACAGCTCGTGAGCGAAGAGCTCAGCGAAGAAGCCAGCAACAACAACAATTAATTAACACTCAGCCACCTGACGAGTATTACACACCACCCGTCAATCCTCCTTCGCCGATCAATCTTGCTCCATTGTCTGGAATAACGTCAGACGACAAACCTATAATGGCAATGATTATGGATCACGAAGGGGTAAGGAATACACCCTATAAGGACAGCCAAGGACTATGGACGATAGGTGTTGGTCATCTTATTGGTGATGGTAGAAGCCTTCCTCCCCAATGGAACAGACAATTTTCTGATGATGAGGTTATGGCTCTATTTGCCAAAGACTACCTCAAGCATAAGGCAGGTGCAGTGCGAGGACCTGGATATGATAAAGCTAATCAAACAGGCCGTGCTGCTCTTATTGACTTGGCTTTCAATATGGGAAACAACTGGTATATTAAATTTCCAAAAGCGACAGCAGCTTTGAAAGCTGGCGATTTCGATACAGCTTCTGTTGAAATGATAGACAGTGATTGGTACAAACAAGTCGGCAGACGTGCACCAAAAATCGTTAGTATGATTAGATCAGGTACGGATATTAGCATGAACACAATCGTACCTCAACAAAATGAAACCGGAACACAGCTTGCACAAGCATCGACAGCTGTTAACGCTGCAAAACAAAAACCAACAGTTTCACCAACAATTATCGTTGCACATAATACAACGCAAGCCCTTGCAGCCTCTAATGGACCGCAAGGGCGCGCTGAGTTTATAGGTGCAGTTGGTGCTTAGTCGTCACTAGCCAGCTTCTGGAATAGGAGCATGTCTTCATCTTCCTGTTCGTCCCATGGCAAGTCCGCCTTCGGAGCTTTCGTAGGAGCAGGTTTCGGAGCTGCTGCACGCATAACAGGTGCTTCATCTTCAAAAGCATTAGACTTAGCTGCAGGTGCCATAGCAAGCGACAATACTTTATTCAGACGATTCTTGATATCGTCATACGACTTATAGTTTGACTTATCCAGGAACGGCTGCAAAGAGTATTCACGCTTCCAAATAGCCTCGAGCTCATCATCATCAGACAAAAGAGGCTCCGGAGTATCAAACTCAGACTTGTCGTAATTCTGATAGCCTTCAACTTTACGAATTTTGAGCTTGAAGTTAGCACCCGTCCAAAAATCAAACGGATTAACAGAATCTTCATCCTCAAATTCAGGATTCATTGCTGCATTAAGTTTATCAAAGATCTTCTTACCATACTTAAACAAGAAGACACGCCCTTCGTTTTCGGGATTGGAAGGATCTTTCACAACATAGATGTTGCTGATAAAAGACAACTTACGCTTCTGTTTACGTACAGAGTCTTGGTTCTCTTTCGAACCGGTTGCCCACAAAGCACTATTGTGCTCGCACACCGGGCATTTCTCGTTAATGGTAGTGAGACACCCATCAATCAACCAACCACCAGGACCTTGGAACGCGTGATCGAACAGTCGAACAAACGGAACGTCCTCACCAGCAGGCGCAGGAAGGAAACGAATAACAGCGTAACCATTACCAGCTTTGTCCACAGTGGGTCGCCAAAAACGATCGTCGTCTTGAGGCTTGGTTGAGGGAGTTGCTAGCTTTTCAACAGCGCTCTGAGCAGTTTGCAGAGAGGTGGCGCTAGCTTTTTTGAGGGCTTTGAAATCGATTGTCATGTGTATTTCCTTGTATAAAAGTGTGATTTGTATTTGCGTGTCCACAGTATCATAACGATACAGATATTTATCTTACAGACTAACATTAAAACGGTCAACAACAACCTTTTTGAGTTGGTCTTTGTCATATTGCATGAAAGGAAAATACTTCTTACACTTCTTCCTCACATCAGGCCACACAGCCTGTTCTTTGATCTCACGGTTCCACATAGGACTGAACCTAAGGATGTCGTTCATAATGATAAATGTTTCAATATGAATTTCTTTTCGCAGTAAAAGTTTGAGAGCGTGAGGGTGTTGACCATCAGTTACAGTGAAGCTGCTTATAAGATCATCATTGAATTTCTCAATGTCGTTTTTAAAAACGTACGTCAATGATTCTCTAACTCGCAGCCACTCGCGATACATCTTATCTGATTCTTCATTACGAAGGACATCACCAATCCACATATCATGTTTACCATATACAAACAAGGCTACAAGAAAGTTAGTCAGATCTTTGTGTTTTGATAGTTTGTGAAAGAAGTATTTGTCATTACGTGTTTCAAACTTATCACGCTGAGCCTTGACTGCACCATTATATTTAAAAAAGTCATATCGATCAGTGGTAAAATGACTTCTCAGAGCAAGGTAGCGTTTATATGCTTCGAACGCGTCCATCCGTAGTGCAAACATTACAAAGGCAGCTTTGTTGTTTTAGGGAAGTAGTTGAGTGCCTCGGCTTCATCTTGAATCCGAGCTTTCATTTTTGCACTCGACTTAATCAAACTACCAGCTGTCTCAATTTCCATGCCTGTCTGCTCACAATATAGCAGAACAGCTTCCATGAAATCAATACGCTTTTCAAAAGCCAATCTCTCTACATCACGTTGAAAATCTTTCAGGGACTTAACTGGACTGATTTCTGTCATTGGATCCTGTATATCGTTCAAAAACCGGTTTAGCTCCCTCTTTGTATGGAGCATAAAAAACTCGTTGGCGAGTGTTTCTGTAGAAAACTTCATAATCTAGTTCCTTAAATTCATAAAGGTGCTTCAAATCGTCATCGTTTAATTTTTTATAAACAAATACACGATCAGCTTTTTCACTGAACACACTAAGTGTTCTTCTTTCTTCACTATTATAAGCTACTGCCATTCCATCGACTTTCCCATCGAGGAACTTTTTTAAAAAAGGTGCTATAACTGTTGCAGCTATTGGCTCTATTTTCTTTGTGTGTTTTATGTAACGGGTACCTACGGCCCAGCGATTATATAGTGTTAAGCCAAACGACGCAACTACCACGTCGTTTCGCTCGACAACAAAGAATCCCAGATCAAAACGCTGAGCTCGGAGCAATCTTTTAAGTGCTTCAGGAGTGTAATTTTGTTTAAGCCTGTTCCCTGAATAACTTTCCCACAAAGATTGAATTAAGCTCACATTATAGGTATCAAAATTTGTTATGATAGTGAACTTATATTTGTCCCTACCAGCTTCAAAAAACTCAACCTTATTTGAAGTATCGTTGATCATAATATCTCTTTAGATCTTCCGGCAGAAGGATCGGATTACGTAGAATGATATGGGGTCCAAGATTGTTGTAATTCTCTAAACCTGTCCAAGGAGCACCAACTGCTACCGTGTACTTCTCTTCGTTGGTAAAGTTGTGCATTCCATGAGGCCAGCTACCATCCATTATGAACGGACCATCAGTGTTGAACATCGTGATTGGAGAGTACTTACTGACGAAGTACAAACTATCTGTTCGTCCTTTGAGGACGATACGAAACTTGTGCTGCCTTGTTCCAAAAGCCTGTGGTGAGCAATCAATATGTTCGTGATTTCTTTGCCCAGGGCTTGTCTTCAAAATACTTATACGTGTTTTCATTCCCATCCAGGGAAATACAACATTCTCAAACCATTCAACAAGTGTTTCTGGTGCGTAAGGAGTCCATTCGAAAGACTTTTTCTCTCTAAAATTAGAAGCACCTTTCTCTCCCATCTCGCCACCCATTGTCATTATAGGGAGCATTGATGTGTGTCTATAGGAGTCATAAAACCAAAATCTTTCCTCAATAATTTTTGTTTCTCCTAAAACTTTTTCTTTATCGAGTAAAGGTAACTTCACCGTTGCTGCTAAAATGTTCATGCTGATATAACCTCTCTCAAACGATCTGCCGCATATGATGCAGCGAATGCATTTGGTTTAACCATGGGAATAATGTTACACGTGCCTTTGATGTAACCAATTGCTTGTTGTACAACACAGCTCGATCCATATTTCTCATCAGGATTAATATCAAGATGAACTTCTACGTGACGGTCGGCAAGCACATCGGATAATTTTTGAAATAGCTCTGACACTTTATATACTTCATTCATAAGTCTAAGAGCTGGTTTATTTTTCTTTTGGTCAAAGTCGGGCTCGTTTTGTATTTCACCAAATACTTTACAACCATGTTGACCATCAATATGAATAACAACAGCCAGCGTGTACTCTGCGTACCATTTCTTTTTGTGCTGGAAACGTACAGAATCAGCACCTATGTAAATTTTTGTTGATTCCGATTGTTTTTGAATAAACTCTTTTACTTCATCAATATTCATCTTCATAACAAATCCTAGTTATAACCAAGAATGATATTCTCTCCGATTTCTAGATCATCTGTATTTACAACAATTGTAAAACAATCCTCTGTTGTAAGTATATCGTAGTATTCATTCTTATCAACATCTGTATTATCTTCGGGTAAAGTATTAGCCATGAATGTCCTCTGTCTCAACCGCTGTTTTAAATTGTGATACGGTCCAATCGCCTTCAAATCTTAAAGATATTATCAACCTCTTTTCTTTTGATAACGTAGCTCTATGTGGTATATGAGTACATAAAAATAAGTTCCCTGAAACAGGTACACTTTCACTGACAACGGGTTGATGAGGGAAGACGGGTATTTGTTTGGTCAAAACTCGTCCATTTGGCATTGTAACTTGTTTTTCCTCAAATTGATACGGTTCAGCAAACCACTCATAATTAACGTCTCTTGAACCAAAGATCGGAATATTATATGCGGCATGTTTGGGCCCATTACTACCATACGAGCCATCAACATGAATAGCCGTTGCATCAAGAGAGTTTGCTGACCAGTTAATAAAATGCAGGTGCTCGAATAGGGGTAATTTCTTTGATTTGAGCTCACGATTGACCACATCACGCAATTTAGGATACTGCTTTGCAAATACATGCGACGGGCCTGGCGGTATGAGTTGCTCCTCGTACAACTTTAATACGTGTTCTTTGAACAAATACACAAAATCAAAGTCGTAGAAAAAATATTTCATACTAAAAGTCTCGACTTAAAGAACTCTAAAGGCTCATCTTTTATAAATCGCATCGATAAATGTATTTTAGAAACCGAACCAGTCACGCCCTGGTGTGGAAGACCCGACCTC